ACCCTTTACTATCCAGTAATAACGATTGGCCTCTTTGATCTGGAATGATGTCATTTTAAGTTCTTTACATGAGAACGATGTATTTTGCAGTTTATAATACCATTATAATATTCATCAGACAATAGAACGTTTCTATCAAACTGTTCTTTCGCTTCAAGATAACCCATCTCACCTTTTGCATTGCAGAGGTGTAGTATCTCTCTTTTGAAGTTGTTTGGTCCAAGTTCTTCTACAAGTAGTTTGACTTCTTCTGATGAACCATAGTATTCTTGCCAATCAGACTCTTTCTTGACAATACGTTTTCGAGACTTGCCCTTTAATGGGGCAAGCCTTCTTGTTGATGTGAATAGTTTCTTACCTATATATTTCTTGTTATTTCTGAGGTCAGTGATGCAATAAACATATCCAATATAGTCTTCAATCATTTCACTGGTGAACTCTAATCCACCAAGCGACCACATACTATTCGTCTTCGATCCAGTCTTCCCAACCAGCCTCTAAGTCTTCAACTGACGCTAGAATTTCTTCACCACAAAAAGGGCAGAACTGAACCAGATCATCCTCGTCTTCTGTTTCTACAACATACTCGGTCTCGCAAAACTCACAGGTGTCTTCGTGTCTACTACTCATGTCTTACCTCCAAAAAGGGTTATAATCTATATATATACTCACGCCTCACAAACAGCGCAGTTCATGATATCACGAACAAGTTCTTGTGCTGGGTTAGCAGAACGTTGGTAGTAGAATGTTTTTACTCCCAATCTCCATCCTTCAATGATCAATGCGTTTACATCTTTCGCTGGAACGTCTGGATGTATAAGTGTATTGAGTGACTGTGCTTGATCGATATACTTCTGACGAGCCGCAGCTTGTTGAACAATAGATAGCGGTGTGATCTCCGAGAATGTCTTGAACACATCTTTTTCGTCTTGCGACAAGAACTCTAGGTGTTGAACAGAACCACCACGCTTCAGGATTGTTTCCCAAGTTGCAAAGTCATTCTTACCTTTTTCTTCAAGTAGAGTAGCAAGATATGGGTTCTTATAAGTGAACTTACCTTTTGCTAAGTCTTTGGTGAAGTAGTTAGATGCAAGAGGTTCAATAGATGGCGACACTTGCCCTAGTATAAAACTGCTAGAAGTAGTAGGAGCAATAGCGCAGCGAGTAAGGTTTCGTTGACCATATCCGAGCATTCCTTCTGGTTCGCCATATTCGAGTGCGAGTTCTTTTGTGGCATTCATAGAGTGATCGTCAATGAACTTTGACATTTTGATAGCAAGCATATGTGCATCAAAAGATTCAAACGCAATCATTTTGGATTGCAGATACGAATGCCAACCGAGTTGACCAAGACCAAGCGCTCTCCAACGAACAGCGAAGTTATACGAAGACTCCATGAACTTGATACCACGAGTTTTCTCAATGTATTCTTCCATAACAGCATCAAGGAACCAGATCATTGTCTCTACAGCATCAGTTTGGCTCCACTCGTCAAATGTCAAGCAGTTCATAGACGCAAGATTACAAACAAACGACTCGTCAATAGATGATGGTAGTGCAATCTCTGAGCAAAGATTCGATGCCCAGATTTTCATACCTTTGTCTTTGAGAACTTGTGGTCGATTGTTGTTTACTGTATCAGAGAAGAACAAGTAAGGGTAACCAGATTCACGGCGTTTACGCAAAACTCTCGCCCATACAGTGCGCTTTGCTTGATCCCCGTTGATCATTTCTTCCATCCAGTAGTCAGGAATACAAACACCCAGACTTAGATTTTTGATAGAAGAACCTTCTTCACGACACTCAAGAAACTCCATGATATCAGTCGAGTCAATGTCTAGATACACGGCCATAGAACCACGTCGCACATTGCCCTGCGAAATGATGTCTACAGTTGTTTCAAACATGTTCGCATAATGAACTGGACCATCCGCTTTGCCACCAGACTTGATCTCGGTGCCACGAGGACGAATAGCGCCAAGATAGCCAGATGTGCCGGCACCCATCTTTGTTTGAATACCAACTTCGCCAACTTTACTGAGAATAGACTCAACTGAGTCTTCAATATATACACCATTGCACGAGATAGGTAAACCTTTCTTCGTGCCAAAGTTACTCCATACGGGCGATGATAGCGAGTAGAACCCACGACTCATGTAGTCGTAGAACTTATCAGCAAAGCCTTCTTTATCTAAAATGTTCTCTGCGGTCTTTGCAATTTCTCTTACACGTTCTTCGGCAGTCATATTACCGTCGATGTAACCACGAGAAAGAAATTTTCTTGAATCTTCGTTTAGCCAGTGAAATGCCATCTATCGTCCCCTTAAAATAAATCGTCTGCGTCAATGCCTTTGCCTTTAGCGTATTCTACTGGACGCTTCTGAAAAAAGTCTGTCATGTTTGCACCTAGTAGTTCTTCGTCAAACCAATAGGTCTCATCAATGTGATGTTGATTATATGTGATTTCACTTGAATCAAAGCCTATTTGATCAAGCGAGTCTTTCATACGTTTGGCAATGAAACTCTTTAGAATTTCTGCATTCAGACCAGGCACTGCGTAATCTGTCATAATCCAGTCAATAACACCGCTCTCTGCTTTGAACGAATCAACACACTCATGTGCTACACGAGCCTGTAGTTCTTCGTCAAACAGTTCTGGATACTCTTCACGCAACGTTTGAATCAACTTGACGCCTACTTGAGCGTGAAGCATTTCTTCGTTACGAGTGTATTGAACCTGTTGTGCGCAGTCTTTGAGAACGGCACGATTACGGTTGAAGTGCATGATGATGTAGAACTGGCTGAATAGAGATACATTCTCTACGAACAGTGTAAAGAGGATGATTGAATAGATGTATTGTTGCTTTGCGTCTTTGTATACTTTTTTGTTGTATTTGCGTAGATAGTTTACACGACCTTTGATTACTTCTTCGTTTAGATTCTCTTCAAATACATGGCTTAGGTGAAGAACATCAAGCAGTTTCTCATATGCTAGATTGTGAATAACTTCTGAGTTTGCCATAGCAAAGCCAAGATCACGAATAGATGGGTGAGGCATATGACGACCAATATCAGCCCAAAAAGTTTTCACAGCAACTTCGATCTGGCCGATAGCAGATAGAGTGCGAACAACAACCTGTTGCTCCTCTGGTGACAAATCACTCTTGAACTGTGAATAGTCTGATCTAAAATTGAACTCGTCGGGAGTCCAGAATCCTTGCCAGATAGCATCAATGAACTGTTTTGTCCATGGATACTGATCAGGCTTTCTTGATATTTGTTCTTCAAACAACATACTAGTGCGCCTCTTTATTTTCTGCGATGAAATCTGAGATCAATGGAAAGATAGGCGCTATCGCTCTTGCGCACTCATGTGCTACAAGCATATGCTCTTTCTGTGTTCCATTGCCAGATCGTAGTTCTATATAGTGTATCCAAGAACGCACACTCCCCTGCATATAGAGGCGAGACACTGTGTTGCCTTCTGGTAGAATAGCCCTTGCAACTTCTTTCGCAATGCCATTCGCTAATGCCCATTTGTAAGCAAGTTTAGTTTCATGTAGTAGTTGTGACTGTTTTGCGTGCCATGCTTTATTCAAATCACGATCAAATGGGTGTGACAAATTTAATTCAATAGAGTCTTGGCGGTTCTTAGCGTCTTGATAACGAGCATCACGAGTTACATAGGGGTTGTCTATAGCATCAACCTCTTTGTATCTCTGGCTAAACTCTTGAAAAGAAAATGAACGATGTCGTAGAATTTGACGGGCAATATCACGAGTAGTTTCAATTTCAAGTGTTACAGAAGCCATCTCAAATGGGCTCCAATGTTTGTGTTTCATGAGATATGAAAGTAGTTTCTTTGAGTTAGTAAAATCGTCTTGAAATTGTGGATTACTTACTTTCGCACAATAAGCAATAAAGTCTTCTAGGTTATCAATGCCAATGATTCTTGGTTGTGTTGATCCTACTAAGTTTACTTTCATTAACATTTTCTCCAATAGCTAAGTTTGAGTTTACCCTGTAAGCCAGAGTAAGTGTTTTGGTCAATAATGAGTTGAATATCAGCACATGTTCTATTATTCAGTATAGCATCATTTATATCTTTGTCAACCACATTCGTAGGCCATATGCAGACTTTGTAGCCTTGTTCTAAGCACTTCTCCATACGAGCGCATATCTCTTTGTTTCGTGGCTCGTTGTCAAACACCATAACAGCGTTCTCTACATTAGAAAGCCCAGAACCAGAACCATCAGCGCCAGCCATGGCCACTGCATTGTCAAGAAAAAGACTATCAATAGGACCTTCCACAACATAATATTTCCTCTCAAAGTCAGCATCATCTAAACCAAATATCTTTGGCATTTCTGGATCAATCATGATAGTGATGTAGCGTAGCGAATATTTATCAAATGCTCTGCCTTGAAAACCGAACAGAATGCCCTTCTTATCTATAAATGGTAGTATGAGTCGAGGTGCGTCTTTGCCAATAGTAGGCAACTTATCTGGAATAATACTATTCACCCACTCATTAAACTTAGGTGCATAATATAACTTATAGTGTTTATTGCTTGGTATCAGTCGCTTCTTTATATATGTCTTCGCTGGATGGTCATCTTTCAACTGACTAATTTTACGAATAGCGAGAAGAGGCGACCCGCTCTTTTTGAAAGTAGGCACCTTGTGCGTTAGTTTATCTAGTGGTGAGGTTAACTCTTCAACTTGCTTTTTGAGAATATCTTTGTCAAGTCGAGTATCAATGATATAGTCATTGTATAGCATAGGGTCTACATGTTGTAAAAACTTACGCAACCCCATAGAGGCACCACAGTTGTGACAATACATAAGCGCAGAGTTATTCTTTTCAAGTATCCAACCACGAGTCTTAGACTTAGACTTATTTGAATCACCACAAATAGGGCAACGGAAGTTAACACGATAAGGGTTAGTATCTTTTATTGAAAATCTCTCAAGCCTGTTAGACAAAAGATTCGTATACTTGAGATCAATATAGTTCATCATTACTCCATAGTATTTTAATCACTTAATATGATTATACACCATACGGAGTTTTTGTCAAGCAAAAAGATCGGCAAACATCGGCATTTTTGAAAGAAAGAATCCAGCAACAGTAGCACCAACAATAACAGCCCATTTCCACTTCTCAAGAACAGCAACTCTTTCAGACAAACCTTCGATGTCTGTTTTGTTGCTTCTGTCCATCTCTTTGATAGCAGCAAGTAGTTCTGCTTGGTTTGCTTTGCGCTCTTCGGTATTCTCGTCTTTCATTTCTGAAATACGCTTATGCAATAACTCTACTTCCCTCTCGGACAATCGTTTTCTTTCCTCTACGGACACCTTTAGAGTGTCAATAGTTTGATCATGGACAGCAAGGATTTTTGATATGCCGTTTGAAACATCTGCGATCTTGTCGATTGCAGTGTCTAGTTTGGACATCATTGATTGCATTCCGCTAATATCTCTCTTTGCCAGTTCGATATCAGTTTTTAATTCCGCTTCGCTCATTTTACAACGTCCTTGAACCTTCTCAAGGGTTGATTACCTTTTTTGTATTTTTTCATTGCAGCAGGTGTAAAGCCAGGTTCACCTTTAGCGCCCACGCCAATACCAGCAAAGTTGCCACTTCCAGCAGCATTCATCGTGCCTTCTTCTTTGAGTAGGTCTTCGAACTTCATGTTTGTACCATGATTTTCTTCGATGTATGACATGTAGCCCATGATAGAATCAACAGTCGCTTGTTCGTTGAGAATTGGTGCGTCTGGATCCTTATGTTCTTTGACTAGCCAAAGCGCAGCAGCATATGTCGCAAAACGAGTTTGCCCGCCTGGAACTTTTGCTAGTAGTTTTTTGAGTTTGAGAACCATAAGATCGAACTTAGTAAACGCTTCACGATCTTTGATCGTGCGCTTACGAATCTCTGGTTCTTTGATGATGTTACCCTCGGCATCAATGATACCCGCTTCATACGCTTTCCATTTATCGAAAGGCGTGACAAGTCTTTTAATGAACATATACAGGAAGAATAAGTCGATCATATTTTTCTCAGTTCTTTTACTATGTTTAAATCCAGAGGGATATCGGAGTTTAGTATTCTTACGTCTTCATATTCAATAACATCTGGCATATAGTTAAGAAACATCACAAAGGGTTTTAAATACTGATGTTGGTCTTTTAGCTTGAAAAATAACAAATTGGTAGCTTGTGGTCCAAAACAGTTATATAGAATGATTAGATGATTTAGAATCAATCTTACCTTCAGATCACTATCTTCTTCATATCTCTTGAATAGTCTTTTGAGATACTGAAACTTCTTCAGGTCATCATAGAACTCTTCAACGCCAGACGATTTTTTCATATCGTAATTACTAGCTGCAAATATCAAAAAAGATGATTCATCAAGTATCATATATTGTACCACGCACGTTATTGTAAATAATAGAGAGGAAGACTATCTCCCTCTCTATTGTATTTATTATGCGTCTGGGAACGCTGTGTCTTCTGCGTCGCCAGCAATAGAGCGCATGGCAACAAGTGTTTCATATGATACACGACCCGAACGACCACCAGAACCAGTTGTCTGTAGAACCCAACCAGCGGCTGCGATTTGTGGTGTTACGCCGGCTTCTGTTGTGTCAACGCCGAATGTCGCAGCGGCATCTGCCGATGTCAAGTAACTAGGCTTCTCGTTTGCAGTGATAGTTTCGCCCGCAGAATCAGCAGCGCCAAACACAGTTGTAAGTGTCATAGCGGTGTTGCTTGCGATAGCAGCAATCTTGTATTCACCATCGGATGTGACGATTCTTTGTCCGATTTTCAATTCAGTAGTGAATGCTGTACCGCTGCCAACAACAGCAGCGCTGTCCTCAACAAACGATGCCGTACCAGTTACCGTCTTGCTGTCTTTATTTCCCCATAGTGCCATTGTGGTTTCTCCTTTTTTTGGGTTAAGAAATATACATATTGAGTTCGTAACGACCTTCGTCATAGTAAACTTGCATGTGAAGTTTCTGTTTCACATCTTTACCATTCTTCATAAGGTCAATATTATATGAATTTGTTTTGCCAACACCAGGTTTACGAGGCCCCATAGCAACTTTACGATCCCACACGTCTGGATCAATCTCAAAGCCACGCTTCTTGGTAACATCTTCTGCGTGTTGAACGGCTGAAGAGAATGTTTTGTGTGCGATGGTGTAGTTGTCTTTTGCTTCTACCATACGGCTCAGAACTCTTGATACTGATTCTTTAGTAGGTGCTACATTAGCATAACCCCACATTTTCTTATTGTAGTTGTCAGCACCAGCTTTACGTTTAGCAATAACTTTCTTAGCATTAGCAACTCTATTTGAATCGGCAGAGTGTGTTGCAGCTTTGGCATCATTTCTTGACTTGACGGCTTTGGGAGCATAAGCAGCCATTTTAGCCATTGAGATTTCATCAATTTTAACTGATTCATTAATCTTGTCACCTACTTTATATTTTTTGCGGTTTTGACTAAAACTACCACCCTTGTTACCATCTTTTGCTTGTTTCATATTCATCTTACGCATAGAGTCTTTGTTACCCACTGCAACAACAACACCTTTAGGATCAACATAATAGTATTGATCACCAGAGATTGCTTCATCAATCTGTGTGTCTTCTTTTCTTAAAGACTTTTGATATTCTTTATAAGATTTGCGTCTTTCATCGTTTTTATCTTTTTCGTCTTTTGTCATCATCGACACAGGTTTTTTCTTTACGGGTGTGTCGTATTTTTCATCAATCTGTGTGTCTTCTGGTAGTTTTACTTTTTTTGTAAGACCACCAAAACTTTTATCTTGCATGATTCTTTTTCCAAGTGCTACTGCATCTTGTTTATTCATTTTACCAGAAGCAGAGATTCTTGATTTTTTTCTCAATGCAAGACTATCTATACCAGAGGAGCGATTATCTCTACCCCAATTCTTGATATCCATACCAGCTTCAACTTGTTTAGCAACTTTAGGTCCAAACTCTTTTTCAATAGTTTTCAAGTGTCTGGTTGGGTTATCTTTACCATCGTATTCGATATTACCAGTGATCATTACATTGAAAATCAAATCATCTAATCTATCACGCTGTTGTTGTGATAGATTAGCTTCGTCAAGTTCGACTTCTTCTTTGATTCCACGCTTTTTCAACTCAGCCTTTGCTGCTTTGATAATATTTTGATAATAGGCCTTGCCAGAAGATTGGTAGTCTGGACCATGTGGGCTTCTTTCGTCTGCATTAGAATCCGCTCTTTTGATGATATCTCTAATCGCTTTATCATCATACATCTTCCAGTTCAATTTACGAAGATTTTTGTCATCGTAGTCAATACCATTTGGTGGGTCCATTGCTTCAAAGTCAGACGCATCTCGTTTTGCTTCATCAAGCTCAACTGATTCTTTCATATCCCAAGGAGCTTTTTTCAGCGACACTTTATCTTTTGATTTGGCGTTAGCTTTATCATCATCTAAAGCCTTTCTCATCTGATCAGGAGTCATCTTGGCCTCTTCAACGCTTTCTGATTTGGCACGAATAGATGCCAAAGAGCGTTGTGTAGAGTTCATTGGTTTTACTTTAGCTGGTTTATTAGCACGATCCTGCGCACGAATTTTAGCAACATTATCTACACCTATCTTAGGTGCTGCTTCTTTTACGCTTTTGATAGCCTTAGATACCGCAGAACGGCGCTTGTGCAGATACTCATCCGAAGCATCGCTATCGCCGTCGTTGTCGAGGTCTTTGTCTTCACGATCTTTGAATTTGCCTTTGACGGCTTTCGCATTAACTGGATCCAGTGCCATTTTAAACTCCTATGTGTCTTTGTTTTATATATTTATCAATTATCTACTTTAGCATCTGAACGCCATTGCTGACAACTCCAATAGTTAGCTTTCCACTTTGGACCAGGGTTATCACAACCATGCCTCGCTCTATAAGACTTGAGTCGAGCTGGATTATCTCTTTTGATCTCCATATTCGGATCACCAAATGTTACTTTTACGACATTACCTTTGTCGTTTTTAGTATATACTCCAAACTTCTTTTTAGAGCCTGTGGGGAGACGAAAGGGGTCATTCAGTTTTACTTTACGACCTTCGTGTTCTGCTTCTTCTTCGATAACGGCAGTATCACATTGCATACAGCAATCTGGTGTTCCGCAACCTGGGTGTTCTAAAAAGAGTTTGAAACTTTTCATTATTCCTCGCTTCTGCTTTGCAGATAGTTAGCTGATGTCATGATATAATCTTCTGCGAGTGTCAACTTTGATTGAACCCACTCAGGGAGATCAGTATCTCGTTCCATCATATATAGCATAGACTCAGAGTTGCGAATGATAGTGCGAAGTTGGCTCATAGCCATATCGCCTTCGTAACCATACTCGCCCTCAGAATGTTCGTTTTCGTCATCATCATCGTCGTCCATACCCATCGGTATGCCGTATTCATCATAGTCTTCTGCGATAAATTCGTTAAACTTTTTCATTTCTTACCCCAATAGTTTTGCTAATGTTTTTGGTCCAGCGATACCGTCAGCGGTAAGACCGTTCTTCTTTTGCCATGCCTGAACAACACGTTTTGTTCCCAATCCAAATGCGCCGTCAGCACCAGTGCCGAGTTTTGTTTGAAGTGCTTTCACGGTGTCGCCAGTTGATCCAACTGTCAATGTAACATTCAGATCAAGACCTGATGTAGATGCTTTAGCAGCAGGAGCAGCTTTAGCAGCCGATACTTTACCACCAAGAACAGCGAGAGCAGCTTCATAGCGCTTCTTACGATCAGCAAGACCAATGTCACCACCATTGATGATCTTAGTCATCTTTACGATATCGCCCGAATCAGCAACAGCATTCAACTTCTTTGCATTCCAGAACCAGCAAGCAGACTCGATAGCACCTTTTTCTGTGGCCACATATTCAGCGGCTTGCTCTGCGGTCATACCAATACTCTTACCAAAGTTAGTGTAGTTCTCACGACCAGTCAACTGCTTCAAACCACGACCACGAAATAGCCAACCATCTCCAGCTTTAGTGTTGCCCATCTTAGACGAACGAAACTCGTCCTGGTAAACATAGTTAGCAATCTTTTCTGGATTACGAGCATACTCTTTAGCATTGCGTTTAGTGCCACCCGTGCCGAAATAACGACCAAAGATTTTCTTTAAAGCATCTTCGGAGTAGTTTAGGTTTTCTTCGAGGCTATTGAAGTTATTTGATTCATGTGCGCATTGTGCTACGAAGCCTGCAATACGATTTGCTGTGTTGATATCATACTTAGGAAAAATCTCCAACATGGCTTTATGCCACATTGCTACATTTTTGTTAGTAGGTATCATCGCTGCTAGGTGTGCTTCTTTAAGATCAAAACTCATTGTGTTCTCCTCAATATGAAATAACTTTGTTTGGGCTAGTGAAGTTCTTCTTACGCATAATCGTTTTGAATGTCAACTCTACTTCGCCATTTTTGTAGTCGATAACAACTGGCATGTTTAGACTCTTCTGCATGTCTTTCAGAATAGCTTCAATGCCACGGTTGCCTTTAATTTTGATGCCTTTGTTGGCATACACTTTACGGAAGAAGTCTTTCAACTCTTTCACGTTGATACATGGGCTATTACGCTCATCTGACATACGATCACCGAAGTGTCTTGTGAACTCTACATCAATACCGTAGTCTTTCAATAGACCATCAGCGAACTTCTCTAACTCACGGATATCAGACTGTGTGATAAGAGCGCATTGTGTTTCTTCGTTCAACATGTTTTCAAATGCTTCGTTCACACTCTCACCAGGAGTATCTTTTTTATACTTCTTAGAAAGTTTGCTTGTGCCATCTTCGCCTGCACCATACTCTTCGAACACATAGTCTTTTGGTATCATGCTTTGTAGCTTCTTGATATCAATACCACGATAGCCTTTTGCAATCTGTGTCACATAGTAACTAATAGAATGGGCAGCGCCTTTAGTTTCTTTCTTCTTACGATCCAGCATATCCATCATCGCTTTGTAAGCATGTGTATACATTCTTTCTTCTGGATTATTCATTTCTTCAATGTCAAGAGTCTTTGGATAACCTTCTTCGCCTGGTTTCTTAGGTGGTAAACCTTTCTTGCGTCTTGCATGAATGTTATCCCATAGACCAGGCTTCTTACCTTCTGCGATTACAGCACTTACATTAGCAAAGCCTTGCTGCGAAGGTGTATCAAAAGCAGATGTATCATCCCACGCTGCAACACCAGTGGCGTATGCTTCTTGTATTGAGCCTAGAGACACGCCAGACTTATCTGCTTTGGTAAACAGCGCATCTTTTATTTTCATTTCATCAAGTTGAATGCTACTGTAGATATCGTTAGCAACCTGTTCAATAATAGCAAGTATGTCAGCATCTTCTACAACCGCAACTTTCTTATTGAACTTGAATCTGCGATCATGTTTTACAGTGCTATCGCCGTTGAATAGCTGGTGATAACGCTTGTATTCTTTTTGCTCACCACCAAATACAGCTTCGAAAGCCTCGTTTTTATTCGAGTTCTGGCTACGAAGTCTAGCAATCTCTGCTTTGCGAACAGTAGGTAGAAGTTTCCGAGCAATACGTTCGATAGCTTTCTGGCGTTTTTGCACTCTCTTATCAATCATCATTTTTTCTGATGGAGATAGATTAGCATAGTCTGCGCCTTTTGCACCAGCAACTTTCCTACGAACAGCCCTGATAGCAGCCCTTCTTGCACGAACGGTTAGTTTGTCTGTGCTTGCCATTCTACGTCTTGCTCTATTACGAGATGCAGCGATCTTTGTTTTGAACTTGCGCATAACAAGACCACGCTTACGGCGTTGTGCGAGATTGAGAATAGCTTCGCTCAATAGACCTTCTGCTTCAAGTTCTTCTGCGAGTTTCATACCAGCACGAACCATGTCATAGATTTCTTGGCCATGTCTTTGTAGCTTCTTGGGCAAACCTGATTTGAAAGCAGCATCGTCACCAGAAGCAGCAGCGGCTCTCATTTTGGAAGCGGACATACCTTCGACGCCTTCGGCATCGGGATCACGCTCACCAGCGGATATAACTTTGATTGAGTTTAGAGCAAAGTCTTTGCCGTTATACTTGTTCAATAGAGTTTCAAACTCTGCAATACGATCAGCGCCAACTACCAAAATAACATCAGTAAACTTCTTTTGAAGTTCTTGCATTACTTGGATAATGGTTTTTGCTTTTGATTTTTGGATCATAGGACCAAATGCAGCACGAGCAAACATATATTTGTCTTCGTATGTCAACGGATTCTTCTTCGCATCTTGTGAGTGCGAGAGATAGATAATAGGTACAGCACTGTTTGCTTTTGCGGTAGCAGCCACTTTGTTAGCCAACTTTTCATGCCCTACTGTAGGTGGGTTCATTCTGCCCCAGCTAATAACAGCGGTTCTTGTCGCAGCTTCTTCAAGTTTTGGATTGAGTTCTACAGTGTTTTTTACAAACTCTTTGTTTGCAGCCTTGCTAACAGGCTTCTTCTTTAGATTAGATTTTTCCATTTTAACCTCATGTGTTGTAGGTTTACCTAGGTCTATACTACAGCTTCTTATGAATGTATTTATACAAAAACAAAAAGGCGAGCCAAAGCCCGCCTGTGTGTGTCTTCTGATGTGTTTATTATACCCAGTCTCGAATGTTCTTATTCTGAATATTTCTAAGTCTACGCTCAATATCTGCTAAACTGTGTGACTGTGATAGGTATTCTTCTTCAAGTTTCTCACGGGTCTTTACAGTAAAAAACTCTGAAATCTTATTTAGAAGATAGTTCATATACACGACCTTCATTTACCATTTTCAAAATATAGTCAAACGATTCGTTACGATACTCGCCAGAGTTATACATGATTTTGGCGATTTCGTAGTTGGCCTGTAGCTGGCGGGCATAAGCTACTCCTTTGAAGATAGATTCAAAGAATGCAGTAATGCGTTGAACGAAAAGGTATGCAAAGCGTGATGTCTCTAATGCCAATGCTGACATGGTAGTCTCCTTGTGTGTGGTGTGATTATACATTTATTTATATTGGAATATCACAAAATCACACAAGGAGCATTGACATTATAGAATAGTCGTTATGCGTTATCTACTATTTCTGCCACCCTTTTATAATATCAGGCGAGAAGTTTGCGTTAGAGAACTGAAGGCGATCCACAAGTTTTACTGCATTCTTACCGACATGATCAATAGCGACAAAGCCTTCTTGCTCTGTTACTTTATACCCATCAGCGGTTCTTAGGAATGTGCCAATAGACTTCGCTTTATCTAACTTACGAACAATCATAAGTTTAGCCTGTACGATTAGGTTATACAGATCAAATAGTGCTACAATCTGTGCCTTTGGTGTGTTTGCAAAGTAGCCCATGATGTTCTTTTTCTTTTGACGAACGACTTCTTTTGCTTTTTCAGTCTTTAGCTTGTCTTCGTCTTTTTTGTATTTGGTATTGATATAGCCAATAAGACCATCAACAAAGGCTGATGTGTTCTTGATAGACTCACCTGCTCTTACATATGTATTGATATATGTCTTTGTTAGCACTAACAGTTCTTCGTTGTCTGTGATGCCGTGAATGGTATCTTTCTTTACAGTGTTAAACACTTTGCCAGCCGCAGACAATACATCTGTTACTTGCTTTGTTTCTGCTTCTGTAAAGGTAGCGGTGCCCGACAAGTCACGATACAGCGCATCTACCGACCAGACCGTTTTTGTAGTTTTGAGACTTGAAGCGATCTCCTTACCAAAACTTGCTGACATTGATTCAAAACTGTCTCCTCTGTATGTAGTGTGCCAGACCACACCGATTCTGGAGGCAATGATTTGTTGAGCAAGTTTGCTTTTCTTCGGTATCGCATATACAATCGTATTAGGATGGAAAGTAATATACGATTCTCCATCAATATCAACCGTTTTGATATCCTCACTCGAATATAAGAAATCACCCTGTATCACCCCTTTAATGTCAAGTTTGGACAACTCTGCGAGTGCCAATTTCAATTTTGTATTCAAATCACCTGATGTGTCAGCATCAATATCAGCATTCGTTTTATATACTTTAGGGTTCTTATTGAAAATACCCTTCTTCGCAACAAAGAACTTACCATCCGAAGGATCAGTGCCAGCAAATACAGCAGGCGCACCATCCCACTTGACAGTCACATTTATTTTACCCTTTGACTTACCAGCAAGCATATCACGCAGATTGCGCAGATAGTCAATCGATTGACGAGCGCCATCAACACCAGCATTCAGGATGTTATCCTCAAGGTGTTCCATGTGTGTGTTCTTGGCTTCTTCGAGATATTGGATAAACCTTGTCATTTTGTTACGACTTTCACATTTTTATTGATACGAGTTGCGTTTACGGCCAGAACACGAAGCCCTGGTCGAATCTTAGAACCTTTACGAGAACTATCATTGCGGATTAGGAAATAAATCTCATGTGTACCTGTTAGATCGGTCATTTTGTCAATAATCTTTGTTGTCGTGATATTGAGAGTTTCGCCACTTTC